CCGGAAGCATCAAGGACCGGATCCTCGACCTCCTGGTCGACGGCCCCATGGCCCTCCGCGACGTCCGCAAGCGCATGGAAGACGTCGCCCCCGGAAGCGTCAACAACGCCATGACCGCACTCCGCGAAGCCGGCCACGTCGAACCCGCCGGAAGCCGCGGCACCTACCAGCTCACCCAGTAGTCCACACCCACGACAGGAGCTCCCACCCCGTGAACCACCTGCCCGCGCCCGACAACACGCCCACCGCCCCCCAGGCCGGGCAGCCCACAGTCGACGACAACGCCCGCAAGTTCCTTGCCGACCTCGAAAGCGCCTACGCCGCCCAGCGCGGCCAGTTCCCCACCCACTACCGCGACGACACCAAGCCCCCCGCCATCGGCACCGCCCCGCCCGTCCCCCAGCCCGGACGGCCCCCGATGAGCCAGAAAGCCGTCGACCTCAACACCACCATCCTCTCCAGCAGCGTCCTCACCGCCGTCCTCGGAGGAGCCGCCACCGCCGTCCTGTGGGCCTCCGGCCAGGCCAACCCCACCGTCATCGCCTGGGCCTGCGGCTGCGCCGTAGCCGTCCCCGCCGCCCTCGCCATCCCCGTCCTCGCCCTCAAGAGCCTCATGACGAGCGCCAAGGAAGTCGTCCAGGCCGCCCCGCCCGAGCACCACCACCACTACAGCGGCCACGTCTACCAGGACAACCGGCAAAACCACCTGCACACCGACACCCGCGGCCTCATCGCCGTCACCCGCAACGAACTCCCGCCCGCCCGCTAACCACCGGAGACCACCATGACCGCCACCCACAACCAGCCCCGCCGCACCCGGCCCCGAAAGACCACCAGGCGCACGACTGGCCGACGCTTACCCAGCTTCACCTGGGGCGGCGTAGCCATCACCGTCATCTGCCTCTACATCGCCGCCCGCACCTGGCCCGTCCAGGCCATCATCCTGGCCGTACTGATCGGCACTGCGGCCCTGGTCCGCGCGATACGCCCCCGACGCCTCGCCCGACTGTGGAGCGGCCTCGAATGGATAGCCGAACACCGGCGCGCACTGCCCCGAAACACCCGCGGACACCGCACCCTCGACACCTTCCTGCGCATGCACCACGACCGGTTCGAGCACGCCATCGCCGACCTCGCCAGCGAACACCCCGACGTCCGCCACGCCAGCAAATCCGGCGGCACTGGCGACCGCGGCCTCGACGTCCTCGTCGAACTCCGCAACGGCGCCCGCATCCTCATCCAGTGCAAGCACTACGCGCCCGGCCACAACAACGTCGGCGGCCCCGCCGTCCGAGAGATCGTCGGCTCCGTCATCGCGAACAGCTGCCACTTCGGGGCCATCGTCACGACCAGCGACTTCACCGCCGACGCCTACGCCACCAACAACGAACTCGGCCCGAACCGCCTGGCCCTCATCAACGGCCACGGACTCGAGCAGTGGGCCAACGGCGGCCGCCCGCCCTGGCAGTGACCCGCACCCGGGGGGAACGCGCCTCAGACAAACCCCGCCCCGTACGCCACGATCAGAACTGCACGGCCCGCGTCCCCACGGACCCGGTGTCCCCGCGCCCGTCCCAACCGGACGCCGGGCCGTGCACACCCCGCATATATGCACCACGTAGGGGCAGCAGCCCTCCACAGACCGCTCGGAAGCCAATCCCCCCGGCACCCGAGCACGACAGCCCCGCGATCGCATCCACCCCCAGTGGCGATCGCGGGGCTGTTTCACGCCTACACCCGGCTCAGCCCACCGGCTTGAACGTCCCGCACTCGTTCTTGAACAGCTCGCCCACCCGCAGCGTCACCGTCAACACCCGCGCCTGCGTCACGAACTGGTTCGCGATGATGTCCCCCGACCGGGACGTCCGCTCCCAGTAGCACTCCGAGAACTCGCCCTTCGCCTGATACGTGCCCGGGCCGATCTCCTGCACATCCGACTCTGGGTCATACGGTGCCGGCTTCGCCTTCACCTCGAACTCCCCCGTACCCAGCCACCGCTCGTAGCGGCCGGACGCCGCCTGCTTCACCGTCTTCGACCACTTCGGGCACAGCTTCGGCACCCCGAACTTCAGGATCGCCTCCCCGTCGTCCGCCAGATAGCCGCCCTCCGCCAGCCACTGCGGCCGCGACGCCCCGTCCTTGGCACTGACCGGGAGGGAGTCGCACATGTCCTGCACGTACTCCGACGCCGACGCATACAGGCTGTCGTCATACACCCAGCCCTCCTCATCGGCCTTCCGGTCGATGTCCCCCTCCGGGCCCGCCGGATAGGCCGGCTCCGTGTCCTCCGGAACCTCCTCCGACGTCACCGCATCCGTAGAAGCGGCCCGCGTGCTCTTCGCCTTCGCATCGTCCCCGCCGCCGCTCGAGCAGCCCCCCACCAACACGACCGCCACAGCCACACACGCCGCGACGGCCCCCCTCCTGCGCATCTCACTCATGCCGGGCAGCATCCAGCCCAACCCCGAGCCGGGGGAACCCAAAAGCGAATATCGGCGATCATCTGTGACAAGGCGCGGGGCCGCCATAACCGCATGCCCACCGTCGCCCCACGGAGCCCGCCCCGATGCCACCGTCCAAAGCGAAGCAGGCACTCGTAGCCCACCGACGCCGCGAGATGCTCCTCATGAAGGTCCAGGGCCGGACTGCCGCCCAGATCGCCGAGCACTTCGACATCTCACCGGCCACCGCCCGCTCCGACCTGTCCCGCGCCGTGAAGAAGGCCCGCTCCCTGGAGATCCAGGACGCCGAAACGTACCGGTACATCCAAGGCGCCCGGCTGGAGAATCTCCTGCGCTCCGTATGGGACGAAGCCAGCCAGGGCGACATCAAGGCCGGCGAGCAGGCCCGCAAGTACATCGCCGACCTGACCGACCTGTTCGGCCTGAAGGTGCCCGTGCGCACCGAGATCTCCGGGCCGGACGGCGGCGCGATCCCCTTCGGCGGCGGCGACCTGGCCGAACTGTCCGCGCTGATCAGCATCGCCGATCAGGACAACGCGGAGATCCCCGCCTTCGACCGCGACGAGGACGACGAGGAATACGAAGACCTGCCGGACGACGGCGACGAGGACGAGGATGACGACAGCGACGCCTGACCGAGAGGCCGCGCTGCTCGCCCAATACCGCACGCTGCCCCCCGACCAGCGCCGCCGGATCGCCCAACGGGCCAGCCCCGAACTGCGGCCCAAACTCGCGCACATCGAGCGGCAGGTCGCCATGGACCGCTCCCCGGGCGCGCTCGCCGCGGTCCTCACCGAGGGACGCGAGAAGCAGGCGGCCCACCTGGACCTCATCGACGGGGCGTTCCGGCGTATCGCAGCGGGGGAGAGGCTCCAGGTCATGCTCACCATGCCTCCTCGGCACGGAAAGAGTCAGAGGGCCTCACGGTGGGGGCCGCTCTGGTACCTGCGGCGGCATCCGGAGCACCGGATCATGATCGCCTGCCACGGTGCCAGCCTGGCGGAAGACCACGGCAGATGGGTTCGCGATCAACTGCACGAGTACACCGGGCCGCTGGGCATCCGGCTGCACGCTGGGTCGCGCGCGGCCAACCGCTTTGACCTGGAGCAGAAGCGCGGATCTTCCGTCCGGGGCGGGCTGGTGGCTGCTGGTGTCGGAGGGGCACTTACGGGAAAAGGTTTCAATTTGGGCATAGTGGACGACCCGTTTAAAGGGCATGATGACGCATCCAGCCCAGCCCAACGCGACCGCGTCTGGGAGTGGTACCGCTCCGTCTTCTTCACCCGCCGTGCCCCCGGCGCCTCCATCATCTTGATCAATACGCGCTGGCACGAAGACGACCTGTCCGGCCGGCTCCTGGCACACGAACCCCACCGATGGCTCCAGATCGACCTCCCCGCCATCGCCGACCGCGACAACGACCCCATCGGCCGAGCCATCGGCACCCCCCTGTGGCCCGCCCAGTACGACGCCCAGGAACTCGCCGACACCCGCGAATCCGTCGGAGAACGCGTCTGGTACGCCCTCTACCAGCAAAAGCCCCGACCCCTCGAAGGCGGCGTCTGGAAGTGGGCATGGATCACCGGCCACCGCCTCAAGCCCGAAGCCTGGCCCGGCATCACCCCCACCCGCATCGTCGTCGCCGTCGACCACGCCGGCGGAGACTCCCTCCGCAACGACGAAGTCGGCCTCGTCTCCGCAGCCCGCGACAACGAAGGCCACCTCTACGTCCTGGACGACCGCTCCCGCACCATGGGCGCCGACACCTGGGGCACCGAGGTCTGCCAACTCGCCATCGACCGGCAAGCCGACGCGATCATCGTGGAGAACAACTTCGGCGGCGACATGGCCCGGCAGATCGTCACCCAGGCCTGGTCGGAACTCCAGCGCCAGGGACTGACAAAGGGCCTGCTGATGCCCGTGATCCTCGAAGTGCACGCCAAGCAGGGCAAACGACTGCGCGCCGAACCCATCGCCCAGCTGTACCGCCAAGGGAAGATCCACCACGTCGGCGAGTTCACCGAACTCGAGGGCCAGATGGTCACCTGGCTGCCCGGCATGGACTCCCCGGACCGTATGGACGCCGCCGTGCACGCCCTCACCGAGCTCGCCGACCCCGCCTCGCAGGGCCTCGGCACCACCAACTACACCGACCAGCGCCTCGCCGGGCGCCGGTAACCCCTGGGAGACACCCGTGTATGAATACGCCGCGCGCCTTCTGAAAGTGGTGGATGGCGACACGATCTACGTCGATGTGGATCTTGGATTTGACGTCCACACCCGGCAGCGGATCCGGCTGGCTGGGGTGAACTGCCCCGAGCACGGCACCCTGGCCGGGGATAACGCCACCGCCTACACCACCCAGTGGCTCGCGCAGAACGGCCCGGAGCTCACCCTGCGCACGGTGCTGGACAGGCGGGAGAAGTACGGACGCATCCTTGGCTCCATCACCGCGGGCACCCGGAACCTGAACGCCGACCTCATCACCGACGGGCACGCGGTCGCCTACGACGGCGGGAAGCGTCTCCTGCCCGGCCAGCAGGGGGAAGCAGACCCCACCCTGCCCGTAGTCTGATCACAAGGCGCGGGGCCTGAAGCGAAAGGTGCGCTGTGGGCCTCATCGCCGGTGCCCGGCGGCTCGTCATCGACGGCTGGTCTTGGCTGAACTACAAGCCCGTGTTCAGCGACCCCGCGCGCGGCATGCCCAACCGGCGGGTGTTCCCCGAGGCGCAGGCCATGTGGGTGCCCGCCCACGACGAACGGCGTCTGGCCGCCTACAAGCTGCTCACCGCCTACGACAACAACCAGGCCGCCGAGCTGGCCGCCGTCATCGACGGGGATGCCGCCCGTGACCGGCGCGAGTTCGGCGATCCGGCGATGTTCGTCGAAACCCTCCTCGCCCACGTCCTGGGGCGGGAGCAGCACATTGCGGTGGCGGGCGCCGAACAGAGCGACACCGGCACGGACCCGGCCGGGCAGGCCGCGGAGCACGTCCAGGACCTGCTGCGCGAGTGGGCCGACACCGAGCTGCTGGCGATGCGGATGCAGCAGACCGAACGCAAGGCGGTAGCCCTGGGGGACGGGGTGTACCGCCTTGCCTGGAACCCGCGCAAGCAGCGCGTTGCCCTGCGCTCCGTCGACCCCGGCTTTTATTTCCCCGTCATCGGTGAGGACGACGACGGCGGCGAGTACCCGGAACGCGTCCACTTCGCGTGGGAGCTACCCGAGGACCCCAAGCGGGGCCTGAAGGGGCGGCTGCGGCGCATCACCTACGAACTCGCGCCGATCGGACCCGCCACGTCGACGGGCGTGGACGGCCAAGGCCGGGCCGTGCGCGCCCCGCTGACCGCGGAAAGCCCCGACGGTGAGATCGTCCCCGCCGTCGGCCCGGGGGACTCCGTCCACCCCGACACCGGGCTGGTCACCCGCCAGTACGCGTGGAACGACGAGCCGTCCACCGTCACCTGCTACCTCACCGACGCCACCTGGGAACTCGGCGACCTGAGAGGCCAGGTCGACGTCGACTCCCTGCCCATGGACACGGCCCAGTTCGCGACCCGCTCCGACGGTGAAGTCCTCGACCGCCTCGACCTGCTGATCGACTTCATTCCGGTCATCCACATCCCCAACACCGTGCCCCCCGCCGAAGAGCACTGGGGGCAGTCGTCGCTGGCCAAGGTGCTGCAAGTCTTCGACGAACTCCAGGGTGCCGACACCGACTCCGCCCGCGCATCTGCCACCACCGGCCTGCCGATGATCGGCATATCCGGCGTCACGGACCCCCGCGCACAGATGAACGTCGCACCCGGCGCCGTGTTCAAGCTCGGGGAGAACGGCCGGCTCACCACCATCGACACCTCCCCGGCCCTGCGCGAGCTCCGCGAGCAACGGCACGACCTGTCCGAACGGGCCGCGAACAACACGCGCCTGCCCGCCGTGTCCCTGGGCACCATCGACCCGTCCCAAGTCCCGTCCGGGTTCGCCATGCAGCTGTCCCTGGGCCCGTTGGACTCCCTGATCGGCGGGATGCGGCTGGCCCGCGACCACAAGTACAAGCTGCTGCTGAAGTTCGTGCAGCGCCTCCACCTCGCCGGACAGCACCCCGACTGGCTCGGCGTCACACCACTGCCCGCCGAGCTGGTGTTCGGCCCGTACACGCCGACCGACAAGGCGTCTGTCCTCGAGCAGGTCACCACCGGCGTCGCTGGGGGCGTCCTGTCCCTGGAGACCGCGGTCAAAATGCTGATGGAGGCCGGGTTCCCCATCGAGGACGCCGCCCAGGAGATCGACCGGATCCAGTCCCGCCGGTTCGCCGACGCCCGCAACCTCGCCGACGCCCTCGGCAACCCTGACGAGACCGCCGCGTTCCTCGGCAGGAAGGCCCCTACAGCGCCCGAGGCCCCGGCGGTTCAGCTGCCCGCGGTGCCCGCCGACAACCAGCCAGCCGACCCGCAGGCGCAGGGGCAGCAGGGGAGCGGGGGCAACACATCGTGACAACTGTGCTGAACTTGGATCTAGGCGCGGGGCCTGGACAGTCCATGGGAGGACTTGCTCACATGCGTCGCCCCGCGCAGCACCACCTCGGACCCACCGCCCGCGGTTGGGCCCACCCATACACCGGGCTGCTCGCCCACGCCGTCTTCTACAACGACGGCGGCGACCCGCCCGTGCCGCCCGCCCCGCCGGCCACGGACCCGCCGAAGCCTGGCCCGCCCCCCGGCCCGGCCAAGGAGTTCAGCCAGGAAGACCTCGACCGCATAGCGGCCCGGGAGAAGGCTCAGGGCAAGCGGTCCGCGTTGAAGGAGTTCGCCGAAGAGAACGGCTTCACCTCGATCGACGACGCGGCCGCGTTCATTGCCACCGGCCGCAAGGCGAAGGAGGACGCCCTCTCCGACGAGGAGAAGCGGCGCCTGGAACTCGAGCGCCGCGAGCAGGAACTCACCGCCAAGGAAGCCGCCGCGACCGCCCGTGAGCGCGCCGCGATCCGCAAGGCTGCCGTCATGGGCCTCGGAGCGATGGGCGACGACCTCGCCGACGCGCTCGCCATCCTGGACCGTGACCTCGCCGCCCAGCCGGACGCCGACGAGACGGCGGTGACCGCCGCTGCCGAGGCCCTCAAGACGCGCCGCCCCGCCCTGTTCGGGCAGGCCCCGGCCGCCGACCCGCAGCCCCAGCCCGCACTGCCTCCGGCGCCCGGCGGATCCCCGGCCGGAGGCACCCCCCGCCAGGCCGCCAGCAAGGACGACGTGAAGGACCGCGCCCGCAAGCGGGCCGAACAGATGGGCTTCCGCCGCACCGACGCGGCCTGAGCCACCACAGACTGAGGGACCACGCCCTCTCGCACCACCCCGTGGACGGCACCACCCAGCTGGTCGCCCGCACCCCATGTGCCATCCCCATTCCACGGGAGGAGATCGGCGTGGACCTCCAGCCGATGACCACCACCGAGACCGTGACCGCCGACCGCCGGTGGCTGAAGAACCTGCACGGCTCGGGCATGAACGCCACGATCACCCTGGACGTCACCAAGTTCACGTCCGGGACCCACTACACGGCGGCGACCGCAACGAACCCGTACGCGGTATTCAAGGGCGGTATCCCGCTCGGCAAGCTGACCGCGTCCGGCCTGTACGCCCCCTACACCTCCGGGGCGTCCGACGGCAGCCAGATCCTCGCCGGGCTCCTCGCCACCGACGCGTCCTTCAACCCGTCCGTCACCAAGGTCGGCGGGGCGCTCCTGGTCCACGGCGACGTCGACACGGCGAAGCTGCCCGTCGCGCTCACCGTTCCCGCGGCCGCCAGCCGCACCGACCTCATCCGCTTCTCCTGACAAGGGGGTTTGAACCATGCTTGAGAACCTCCTCAGGGGTATCGACGCCACCGAGATCAACGCGTTCGCCCGCGCCGTACAGACGCCCGCGGACTACGCGCTGACCCTCTCGGTCATGCCGGAACGCACCATCAACTCGGTCAAGTTCCGCATCAAGTCCACGTCCCGCCGCGTGAACGCCGCGAAGTACCGGGCGTGGGACGCACAGACGTCCGTCGCGACCCGCGAGGCCAAGCGCATCGTCACCGAGGGCATGCTGCCCCCGCTCGGCCAGAAGTACCTGGTCGGCGAACTGGAGCAGATCCTCCTCGACACCAGCCGCGGCGCCGACGCCTCCGAACTGGTGGAGCTCCTCTACCAGGACGTGGCCGCGCACGTGCAGTCCATCAAGTCCCGCCTCGAGCTCGCCGTCGGCGACCTCCTCACCGACGGGAAGTTCACCCTCGCCGGGGAGAACGGCCTCACGGTGGAGTACGACGCCGGCGTTCCCTCGGCGAACATGCCGACGGCCGCGACCGCGTGGACCAACCCGGCCGCCGACGCCCTCGCCGACGAGATGGCATGGACCGAGGTGCTGCGCGCGTCTGGGGCCCCGCTCCCCACCCGCGTCGTCACCTCCTACAAGGCCCGCGCCCTGCTCGCCTCCAACGACGCCTACCGGCGCGCGTTCTACGGCCAGCCCTCCACCCTCACCCCCACCGGCGTCCTCGCACCCAACGAGGTCGACGCCGTACGGGCCCGCTACAACCTCCCGCCCATCGAGGTGTACGACGTCCAGATCCCCAAGGACGACGGCACCATGGCCCGCCCGATCCCCGACAACAAGTGGCTGATGCTGCCGCCGAACCCGCAGACCTGGGGCGAGACGCAGTACGGCGTCACCGCCGAGTCCCTGGTCCTCTCCAGCGGTGGCAACCCGGCCATCGAGCGGGAAGAGGCCCCCGGCATCGTCGTCACCCACGGCTACACCGACGACCCGGTCCAGGTGTGGACGAAGGGCGCCGCAGTCGCGATGCCGGTGCTGTACGTGCCGGACATCCACATCGCCGCATCGGTGTTCTGACCATGGCGCGCACGCTGGCAGCAGACGTGTACGTCACCGACCCGGACAGCCACGAGACCGTCCATCTCAAGGCCGGCACGGCGCCCGACAAGCGCCTGGCCGACCTGGTCCCCAACCCGGCGGCCTGGCACGACGAGACCGCAGACGAGACGCCTGAGGGCGACGACGCTGCGGAGCCCAAGCAGGCCGCGAAGAAGACCGCGGCCAAGAGGCCGGCTCGGGGCCGGAGCGCCGCTGACGAGGGCAACAGCGGCGACTAAAACGGGTGCGGGCCCGCCCCAGGTGGGGGCGCCAACCGGCGGGCCCGCACCCGCACCCTTCCCACCCCGAACCCCCTGGAGGTAGCCGTGGACACCGCCGTACGCGCCTGGCTGCTCGCCGAACTCGGCACCACCACCGACACCGCCGACCTCGCCACCCGCTACACCCGGCTCGGCACCGCACGCGCCACAGCCCTCGAGGTCCTGCGCGAACGCCTGGCCGCTCTGCGCGCCCAGCCCGCGTCGGTGAACGTCTCCTCCGTCGTCGGCGTGTCCTTCGCCGAGAACATCAAGGCCTACGAGCGGCAGATCGCCGGCCTCGAGGCCGGGGACAACCCGGCCCCCGACGACCCGGACGACGGATCCGGCATCAGCGGCGACCTGAGCCTGGTGTTCCTGCACGAACGGCCCCGTCGATGACCACCCACGTACGGCGCGGCCGCACCCTGCGATCCCGACTCCTGGCCTACATCACCGGAGCCGTCGACCGGCTCCGCTCCGCCTGGAGCATCCTGACCATCGCCCAGACCCGGCTCCTGAACGCGCTGGCCGTCATCCCGCCCTCCCGCCAAGGCGTCAGCCGCCGCCTGCGCGCCGCGATCGCCACGTTCAACACCAGCCTCGGAGCGTTCGACCGGGCCGCCGGCGCGTTCGCCGAACGGTGGGCCGCCACCGACCTGCCCCTCATCTACCGCGAGGGCGCGCTGACGATGCTCGACAACGCCGACCGGCCGAACACCCTGTTCACGTGGACGGACCGGCACCGCGCCGCCATCACCACCGCATCCGCGCAGTACTACGCCGACGTCACCGGCCGCATCCAGGAAGCCCTCCGCCGCGCCCGCGCCTTCCTCCGCGCAGTCCAGGACGTCTCCCGCGACGCCTCCCGGGACACCAGAGCCCGCATCAACACCGACCAGCTGCGCCGCGACCACCCCCTCGACACGGTCATCTACGCCAACAATGCCCGGCACCCCGTCGATGCGTGGGCGCTCGCCGCCGTCACCTGGCAGACCGTCACCACCGCCAACACCGGCGCCTGCCGCACTGCGCTGGACGAACTGGGCGTGAGCTTCCTCGAGGTCCGTGACGGGCCGCAATGCGGCTGGCTCGAGCACAACGACCCGGACCGGGCGAACCGCACCCTGCGCACCGTCCAAGACGCCCTGGCGCACCCCACCAGCCATCCGCACTGTGTACGCGAATTCCTGCCCCGCCTGGACCTCGCCGGGCGCACCAACATTCTGTCCGGAGCCCTGCTGTGACCGAGACACCAACAGAACCGCAGGCGCACGGCGTCCGTATCGATGCGCAGCCCGGCAGCGCCACCATCGTCCTGGATGGGGCCACCCTGCCTCCGGGCGAGGTCACTGCCTACACCCTGCACCACTCCGTCATCGACGGCGTGCCCATGCTGGTCCTGCACACCAGGCAACCGGCCGGGGCCGCGTTCGACGGGCTGGCCCGCGTCGCGGTCGGTATCAGCAAGACGCCAGGCGAGGTGGTGGCCGCGTTCCTCGCCGAGGTCGACCCCGTCCTCCTGGACCAGACCGCGCTCAACCGGGCCGACTACGGCGGCGGGGAAGGCGCGACCGCCCGCGCCATGCTCGCCACCCTCGCCGACTGGGCGCAAGGGAAGGCGACCTGATGACCGGCCTCGACCTCTCCTCCGTTGCAACGTTCCTCGAGGGATTCCTCCTCCTCGACACGGTGCGCATCTCCCGGCCCGGCAGCGGCACCTCGGTCTTCAATGAGACGACGGGCGAGTACGTGTGGCCGGAGGCGGAGACCGTGTACGAGGGACCGGGGGCCGTGCAGGTTGTCGGGACGCCTGGCGGACTGTCCGCGCTGCCCGGACAGAACCTCCCGTGGGTGGGGGAGACGAACTCCAAATACACAGCCCTCACGCCTATGGCGGCGCCGATTGCCGAGAAGGACATGCTCGTCTCCGTCGTCCAAGTCCACGCGGGCGGTGACCTGGCGTTGCTGGGACGGCAGTGGCGGGTCCAGGACCCGTCGAACGCCGGCACCATCGGCGTCGTACGCATCACCGGCCTGGACCAGGTACAGCAGACCCGGGAGGCGACCTGATGGATCTGGACGACCTTGCCGGGCGCCTCGAGCAGGCCGCCGCCCGTGTCGGGCCGGAGGTGAACAGGACGGTGCAGCAGCAGGCCCGCCTCCTGCGCGCGCTCATCATGGAACACGCCTCCGGACGGCCCGGCCCGAACGTCATCACCGGCGACTACCGCGGCTCCTGGAAGTCGGAGCCGTTCGCCGTCGCCGATGGCGGTGGTGCGGAGGTCGGGACGAACGCGCCGCAGGGCAGGCGCCTCGAGTACGGGTTCTACGACATGACCGACAGCATCGGGCGCCACTTCTTCCAGGTTCCCCGGCCGCATGTGGGGCCGTCCGTGAACGAGTTGGAGACCGACTTCGAGCCCGCGTTCCGGGACGCCGTTGATCGCATCTTCGGGAGCGCCTGATGATCGACCGTCAGCCCGTCACCAAGGCCGTGATGACGCTGCTTGGCACCCTGACCGGGAAGCCAGTGGGTCTGATCACCGTGCCCATGGACCCGGCCACCAATCAGCCGTATCCGCCGCCGTACACGCTGCTGTACCCGCTGGACCACAACTCCGACGACGGCACCCTGGCCGACCGGCACGGCGCCGCGGTCTCCGACTACCAGGCCACGTTCGTATCCGGGCCCGCCCCGGGGCACCCGGACAGTCAGGGCACCGGCGTGCAGTCGCAGTGGCTGGCAGACAAGGGCCGCAAGGTGATTGAGCGGCCCGTGGACGGCAGCCCCGGCTACCGCTACCCGCTGACCATCCCGGGCACCAACTGCTATTGCCGGGAGGCGCGGGAAGCGGGGGGAACGTCCGACGCGGGAGATGCAATCATCACTTCAGTGATCCGTTTCCGGTTCTACCTGGAAGCCACCGCCTGACAAGGGCGCAGTAAGACCGCACCGCGGCGGGACCCCACGCGGACGCCACCACCTTCTGGTGGCCGCCACACCAACACGTGTAGCAAGGGGCCCCAATCGATTTGGCCCCTATCCGCGAGGGGCCATCCATGAGGTTCAACCGCAAGGGCACCACCAAGATCTACTACCTGCCGACGATCGCCGCGACCACGCTGATCCCGACCACCTCGGAGATCACCGCCGGGACGGACTACACGCAGCAGATCAACGCCATTGACGGCTGGTCGCTGGAGAACCAGCCGATCGAGACTCCCGACATGGCGTCCACGTTCGTCTCCAAGATCGGCGGCGACGACTCCGCAGCCGACTCCAGCCTCACGTTCTACGAGGACAGCACGCTGGACGACGTCGAGACCGACCTGGCCAAGGGCACGTCCGGTTACGTCGTCATCTTCTCCAAGGGCAAGACGACTGGCGCCAAGGGCATGGACGTCTACCCGGTCACCGTCGTCAGCAACAGCAAGGCGTACACGGCAGACAACGAGGCCGCGAAGATCACCGTCCAGTTCACGATCACCGCCCGGCCGCTGTTCAACGGCACCGCGCCGTAACCCACCCCCCCCATGAGCCCCCGGCCGGGCCCCGGTGTATCTGGGAAGGGCGCCGCGCGCGCCCGGCCGGGCCTTCCCACGGAGACCCGAATGACGAGCACCACGAGCAGCTGGGATGCCCTCGAGAAGCGACTGGACCAGGTGAAGAAGCCTGTCCGGACGTTCAAGCTGTGCCAGGACACCGACATCCGCGACCGGTACCGCGAAGCCGAGTACGACAACGAGCAGGCCCAGAAGGTCCTCAAGGACCTCCCCAAGGACGCCGACCCCGACGCCCGCGCCATCTACCAAGCGCAGGTCCGGGCCGCAGCCGCTGAACTCGCGGCCGCGAAGAAGGCGTACGACGCAGAGGTCATCGTGCTCCGCTTCGCCGCCCTGGAACGCAAGGACCTCGAGAAGCTCCAGAAGGACAACCCGCCCAGCGAAGCCGAGGAGTCCGAAGGCAAGGACTTCGCGATGGACACCTTCGCCCCGGCGCTCATCTCCGCCGCCTCCCTGGACGGCATGCCCGCCGCCGCCGCCCAGAAGTACCTCGACACCTGGCACGCATCCGACGCCGCAGCCCTGTGGAACGCGGCCTGGTCCATCCAGCACCAGCAGCGGACCGACCTGGGAAAAGGCTGATTGACGATGCCGCCTTCCGAGCCGAGATGGAGCTGTGCAGCGAATACCGCATCCCGCACAGCCACTTCCGCGGCCTCGGAGACGGCACCTGGACCGACCTGGACCGGCGCAAAGCCCTCGCCTACGCCGCGTACACCAAGACGCTCTGCCCCACCTGCGCCACGCGTGCTGAGGAGTGGGACGAAGACGCGGGCGGCGACGAGTACGCCTACACCGCCATCACCCACCGCTGTGTCGGCTGCCAGGTCCTCGCCGACAAGCAGAAAACCGTCCCCGAAGGCGACGAAGGGCACGGCGTGAAAGTCCTGCTGCTCCCCACCAGCATCCACGCCGCCATGCAGTACGCCCACGACCAGCACTAGCCGAGGAAGGAGCCCGCCAGTGTCCGAGTGGAATCTGTCCGTACGCCTGACGGGTCAGGGCTCCGGCCTGGCACGCACCCTGCGGGATGTCTCCTCCGACGCACGGTCCGCGTCCAACGAGGTGAACGCGCTTCGTCGCAATCTGACCTTGCTGCGCACCGAGGCAAGCAACAACATCAGCGTCCGCCT